GCATTTAACAGTGCATTTAAAGGTATGGAAGATGCTATTGTTAAATTTGCTATGACAGGAAAAGGCAGTTTTTCTGATTTTGCTAATGCTGTTATTGCAGACATAATTCGTATTCAAGTCAGAATGGCTATTGCTGGACTAGTTTCTAAGTTTATTTCTCCAATGTTCTCGACAACGCCTGGTCTTTCTAGCAATACAACATATCAGGGTCCACCAACAGCAGCTAATGCTGGCAAAACATTTGCAGATGGTGGATATACGGGCGATGGTGGTAAATATCAACCGGCAGGTATTGTGCATGCTGGTGAATTTGTTATGTCAAGAGAAGCAACTAATCGCATTGGCGTTGGTACGTTAAGTCGCATGCTAAAAGGCTACGCTGATGGCGGATTGGTTGGCGCTACATCAAATTCAATGATGACTGGTTCAGGTATCAATATTAATATTAAAAATGAAGCAGGAAAAGATGGTTATGAAGCAGTGGCTTCTGCACAAAAGAATGAAAAAGGTCTTGATGTTGAAATTATTGTGCGCAAAGCAGTAACCAATGATTTGCGTAATAACGGTCCAATGGCACAGCAAATGAGTAGTATATTTGGGCTTCGGAGATCAATGTAATGGAAACTTTACCGTCTTATGTAAATGTATTGTTTGAAGGCTATGCGCAGCGTAGAGAATCAGCATTGTTGCGTACAGATATGGAATATGGTCCACCAAAACAAGCAAAAATTAAATCGCTTGTGATGATTACAAGACAAGCATCTTTTCATCTTGCATCTCGTATTGATTTTCAATCATTTGAAGATTGGTATCGTGATGATATTAATGAAGGTGCAAGTTGGTTTTTTATGAATGATCCTGTTAGCAATACACAAATCACAGCACGTTTTGTTGGTGGTGGATATAATGCAACACCAATGACTGCGGATTTGGAAAACTGGAAAATTGCTGTTGAGATTGAATCTTGGATAAATTAAATGGCAAGATCATATTCTTCTGAATTTAAATCAACATTGGCAGAAGTATCTGCTAATGAAGCACCTTTAATTTTGCTTGAAATTACACATCCGTCACTTGGAACAACAGTTAGGATTTGTAATGATGTTATTGATGTTACAAGCAATAGCAATCTTTATATTGCTATGCCTTTTAGATGCACTTTGCCAGACGATTTTGAAAATAGAATACCGCGTGCTTCAATTACAATTGATAACGTATCTAAAGATTTAATGCAATGGATTGAATCATCAAACGGCGCAAAAAATGCTCAAGTACGATTTATTCAAATAATGCGATCACGGCCAAACACTATTGAGTGGGAAATTACATTAACTATGTTTAATGTCAGAGTCACTCAAAAAGAAATATCTGCTGAACTTGGATTTCAGAATCTATTTTCAAAACCAGCAATTAATATGCAATATAGACCGGAAAACTCTCCAGGCGTATTCTAATGGCCCATTGGTCAGACAATTATATTGGTTTGCCTTATGAAGTTGATACAGCAGATTGCGCAAGACTGCTTTCAAAGGTAAGGAAAGAGCAGTTTTCAAAGCCGGTTCCTGATGATATTGAAGTCGATAGAGCTGTATCTAGGCTTGCAAGATTTGAGCAGATGCAATCTCTTGTGCAGGAATTTGGCATAAAAACAAATGAGCCGACTGAAGGCGATGCCGTTTTAATGCTTTGCAGAGGTAGGCCAAGTCATATTGGTGTTTATTGCATTGTAGATGGCGTAGAATGTGTCCTACACGCAATGGAAAATGTCGGGATGGTTGTAAGGCATAGACTGTGTGATTTGCCAAAGGCGTGGCTAACTGTTGACGGGTACTATACATGGAAAAAATGAATACGATCATTTGGCATCCGCATCCAATTACACCAACATTGGATCGCGTCGAATATCAATGCACAGTTCAGCCAGGCTCTAACTTAAGAAAAGTATTGCTTAATACTGGTATTGATCCTCACGCAACAATTGCTATTCAAGTCAATGATAGATACATTCCAGTTGCTGAATGGGATACATTTTGTCCAGAAAGCGGTGATATTGTAAATGTTTGCGCTACTGTTCAAGGTGGTGGTGGCGGTGGCAATATTATCGCAACCGTACTTACTATTGCTGTTGTTGTAGTTGCTGTAGCGATCACAGCAGGTGCTGCTGCACCTCTTGCTTCTGCAATGGGGTTTAGTGGCGCTTTAGTTGCTGGCTCAGTAAGTGCCGCAGTCGCTGGTGCATTATTTGCTGTTGCTGGATCAATGATTATCAGCGCAGTATTTACGCCATCTGTTCAAGGTTTTGACTCAAGTAGCATTTCTAGCAGCACAAGTTCTAATGCTAATATTGCATCATCTCCAACATATAGCGTATCAGGTGGTTCAAATAAGATTCGACCATATGAATCTATGCCGGTTGTATTTGGCACGCATAAATTCTTTCCTGATGGTGCAATTAAGTCTTACACGGAATATCGTGGAGAAGATCAGTATTTGTATCAAATATTTCATTTTGGTCTGTCTGATATTGAAATTACTGATTATAAAATTGGCACTAACCCAATTACAAATTACCAAGATTACACTTGGAAAGATAAAAACTCACAAGGTCAAATCACACAATTTCCTGGCAATGTTGATTCTGGAACTGGCGCTGATTTAACAAATGCAGCCGGTTGGATCATTCGTACAACATCATCAAATACATATCGTATTGGTATTGATATTGAATCATTGATGTATTACGCCAATGATGCTGGAGGTCTTGATGCACGTTCAGTACAGATTCAATTGCAATATCGACCTATTGGCGGATCATGGTCAGCGCCAACTGGCGTAGAGATTTTTGGTACTGGTACATCTTGGGATGGCACTTATATCAATATTTCTGGCGCTCAAAATACGCCATTACGGGCAACGATTGAATGGCCTGTTACAAAAGGTACATATGATGTGCGTATGTATCGTGTTACTGCGGATAGCACAAATTCCCGTGAAAAGACTGGTACAAGCTGGTCAATCATTAAAAGCTATCAAGAAGATTCAGCAACTTATATTGGTCAAAATAGGCGTGGATTAGAAATTCGTGCTTCTGAACAATTAAATGGCACAATACAAACGCTTTCGGTCATGGCAACAGCAAAGGCCAATTACTACAATGGCAGCGCATGGGTATATGGCGCAACGTCAAATCCTGCTCATTGGTTTATGGATTTTGCTATTGGTCGTTACGCATCAAATGGCAAATTATTGTATGGCATTGGTATTAGTCAAAATCAACTTGATCTTACTGCGTTAGTTGCTTGGGCAAACTTCTGCTCTACAGAAGAATTAACATTTAATTGCATAATGGATGGAAATCAAACATCGGCTGACGTGCTAAATGCTATTGGCCGTGCAGGGTTTGGTTCACCAACATGGTCATCTGGGAAACTTGGTGTAATTTGGGATGGTAGGAATCAATCGCCAGTTGCTGCATTTGGCATGGGTAACATTATCAAAGGATCATTTGAAGTCAATTACATCAATGATGACCTTGCAGAAGAAATTATTGTTAGATTCATCAATCCAAACAAAGATTGGGCGCAAGATGAAGTGCGTGTATTAGTGCCTGGCGTGACTACTCCATCACGTAGTTCAAGCATTGATTTGACTGGATGTACCAATCAAGCCATGGCTGGCAAATTTGCCAACTATATGGCTGCACAGCAATATTATCGTTTGCGCAGAATTACATGGGAAACCGACTTTGAAGGCTTTACCTGTCAGCGTGGCGATGTTGTTATTCTAAGCCACGATCTAACGCAATGGGGTTACTCTGGGCGTGTGGTATCGAATACTGGTAATACTATTACTCTTGATAGAGAAGTGCCTCGTAATGGATCAATTGAATATGCCATGCTTAAGCGTCCTGATGGTAGATTAACTACTTATCAGGTTTCAGCAGCTTCTGGCAATCAACAGATGTTGACATTAACCACAACACCTGATTTCCAAGAAGATTTCTTGCCAATAGATCACATGTGGTTTTTCTCGCCTGTCGCTACGCCAGGCAAAAAGGTTAAGATCATTTCTGTTTATCCAGCAAGCGAATCTCGACTGCAAATTGTTGCTACTGACGAATATCCTGAATTTTATGCAGCTTGGGATGGCTCATTCATTCAGCCACAAGTCAAGACAATGCTATTAAATAGCATTCCTGTTGTTGCCAATGTTCGTCAAAACGAAGTCATTTATGTTGGACCAGACGCAACCATTCGATCAAAGGTTACTGTCAGTTGGGATGCAACTGGCGTATGGGAACGTGCTAATGTACGTTACCGTGTCAATGGTGGTGTCTGGACTGAAATATCTGTCATCGACCCGTTCTTTGAATTTGATACCAATCGAGTTGGTGCATTAGAAGTCAGTATTCTGCCTATTTACGGCAGTTTTATTGGCAATATGATTACGTCTAATTTTTATGTTTATGGCATTACAAGACCATTATCAAATGTCACCAATTTACTAGACTACTTCCGCGAAGGCAAAACAATCCTGACATGGAATCGAATTACTGATCCACGCACGATTGATTACGAAGTTCGCAAGGGTCTTGAATGGGATAAGGCACAGGTATTGGGTCGCGTTATCAATAATGAGTTTATTACTGATGGCGATGGCACTTATTGGGTAGCCGCACATACCGGAACGCTATATTCGCCAAATCCAACGTCAATTGTCATTGAAGGCTCTACATTGGTTGCCAATGTCGTCGCAACATACGATGAGGAAGCTACTGGCTGGAGTGGTACGCTTTCTGGTGGTGCGGCCATTGATGGCACAGACATTATTCTTGATGGCGATCCAATTCCAACAGAAGGTGGATACGAGATACCTTCTAGCCATATTGTTGATATTGGCACAGCACAGGCTTGTAATGTCTCTGTGACGTATCGGATGCTGGCCGATAGCCCATTTAATCTGGTGTCTTTGATTCCGGTATTTTCGGCTATCCCATCGCTTGTTGGGAAATATGCTGGCTTGGCTGATGTCAAGATTCAGATTGCCATTGCGCCAGATTCAGGGGTATTTGCTGCTTGGCGTGATTTCGTGCCAGGAACTTATTTTGGACGCAAGTTCAAATTCAGAGCATTGCTATACAGCTATGATAATCAAGTTACACCAATTCTTGACAAAATGACATTTACCATTGATATGCCTGATCGGTATGAGAATGGCACAAATGTATCTGCTACGGCTGGTGGTATTAGCGTTACCTATGCCAAACCATTCCAGATTGTGCCAAACGTTCAGGTAACTGTTATTAATGCAGTTGCAAATGATGATATTGTATTGTCTAATGAAACTGAGTCTGGATTTGATGTTAAAATCATCAATGGCGCTACAGACGTTACACGCAACATTAACTGGATTGCCCAAGGTTACTAACTATGAGTCAAAACACCGTAGTCATTATTGACGGCACAGGTTTAGAGGTACTTGGCTACCTTAATGATGCGCTCAATACACTCATTACCAATAACAGTGGCTCATCAGCGCCAACGATTACTTATGCTCATATGCTGTGGGCAGATACAACGACTGGACTGCTGAAGCTGCGTAATGCAACAAATACTGATTGGGTGGTCATTGGTACGATCAGCAAGCAGAATGGCTCTCAGATTGTACCATCTGGCACACAAGCGCAACGTGATGTAAGCCCTGCTGCTGGTTATTTCCGGTTCAATACGGATACCACCAAATTTGAAGGCTACAATGGTTCATCTTGGGGTTCTGTCGGTGGCGGTGCTACTGGCGCTGGCTCTGATGAATGTTTCATTGAAAACCAGCAAACGGTGAATAATAGTTATACAATTAGTGCTAACAAAAACGCTGGCTCATTTGGGCCAATTGCTATTGCTGATGGAGTCACTGTGACTATTCCGACTGGCGCAACTTGGGTGATCGTATGACAGTTACTATTAATGGAACTACTGGTGTTACCACGCCTGGATTAAATTCTACTGGCTCTAACACGCTTGGTGATAACGTAGCCGATACATTAAACGTAGGTAATGGTGCAATTGTTACTGATGCCTCCGGCAACGTGGGGATTGGTACGAGTTCGCCATCGTTAAACCTACAAGTCAAAGCAGCAACGCCGATCATTGGCGCAGAGTCAGCTTCTTGGACAACAGGTGCTTCTGCGGAACTACGTCTTTCATATGTTGCGACAGATGCTCGTGCCATCAAAGGCCACTACGACAACGGCATGACTTTCCATGTTAATGGCGAGCGTATGCGTATCGACTCCAGCGGCAACTTGCTGGTTGGGATTACAGACCCGATACCTACTAACAACGCTACTGGAACATCTATTACATCGGGTTCGCAGATTCGTTGTCAACGAGGTGCGACGGGGGTTTACATTGGTTTTTACAACACCTCAAACTCTGCTCTGATTGGCAGCATTAGTAATAACGGTGGCACAGCAACAACCTATTCAACATCCTCCGACTACCGCCTAAAAGAAAACATCCAACCAATGCAAAACGCATTGGGCGTGGTCGCACAGCTAAACCCTGTGACTTACACATGGAAAGCAGACGGCTCTGATGGTCAAGGCTTCATCGCCCACGAACTACAAGCTGTTGTGCCTGACTGCGTAACTGGTGAAAAGGATGCTGTGGATGATGAAGGTAATCCGGTTTATCAGGGTATCGACACAAGTTTCTTGGTCGCAACGTTGACCAAAGCAATCCAAGAACTCAAAGCCGAAGTAGATGAACTGAAAGCGAAGGTGACAGCATGAGTGGCTCTACTAAACTAATGACCGCAGGTGGTGGCGGCGTAAACATCACCCCAGCATCTAGTGTGTCTTCTGATGTGACTGTGCAGGTTCCTAGTCAGAATTGTACTTTGGGTATTCAAGGGCCAGCGTTTAGTGCTTATCAAAATTCATCTCAAACAATTACAAATAACACTTGGACGAAAGTTCAATTACAAATTGAAGAATTTGATACAGCCAATTCGTTTGATTCTTCAACTAACTATCGATTTACTCCAACAATCGCTGGTTATTATCAAATAAATGGGGCTACTAATCTAACAAATATTTTGCTTGTTAGTATTTATAAAAATGGTGCCGAATACAAACGAGGCCAACAAGCAACATTATCACAAGCAAATGTCAGCTCACTTTTATACATGAATGGTTCAACAGATTATATTGAAATGTATTGCTACATGGGTGGAACTGGAACCAACCCAACAGGTACAGGAATTCAATACACATATTTCAACGGCGCACTTGTGAGGGCTGCATAATGACTCTATACGACAAAATCATCGCCTTTTATCCTGACCTACAACCGCAGGACTTTCTCACAGTAATCCGTCTGCAAAACGACTCCGATGGTCGTGGTGACTACATAGCAGCTTGGGATCACCCAACGTATCCTAAGCCAACTGAAGAACAACTAGAGTCGGCGCAAACGCCTCAGGAGGCCATCGTATGACTATGACCTATGATGGTACCAACGGTATCACCTTCCCCGATAGTAGCAAACAGTCATCCGCTGCTACAGCCCTCGGTAATCGTTTGATTGACGCTGGGTTCATCATCAACCAGCGTGGGTATGTCTCAGGTACCTCCTTGTCTGCTGGTGCCTATGCCCATGATAGATGGAAGGCAGGGGCTAGTGGTTGTACCTATACGTTTACTCAAGGCAACACTGGTGTCCCTATCACCATCACGATCACCGCTGGTTCTCTCCAGCAGATCATTGAGGGCTGTAACGTCCCTGAAGGTGGTACCTATACACTGTCTTGGTCAGGTACAGCACAAGGCCGTGTGAATGGTGGTAGCTACTCTGCTAGTCCTTTGGTGGTCACTGGTTTGACTGCTGGTTCTAATGTCACAGTTGAGTTCAACACAGGGACTCTACTGAAACCTAAGTTTGAAACTGGTGCTGTAGCTTCCTCGTTTGACTACCGCCCGTATGGTACTGAACTGGCTCTGTGTCAGCGGTATTACACATATTTGCCCGCTTCATTGCCAAACATTCATGCCGGTTTGTATAACGGATCGACATATATTGGAAATACATATTTTCCAGTAACCATGAGAACTGCGCCAACTATCCTTGCTAGTGTAGGAGGCGGCGGGGGAGTCGGTACCATTGGGGTCGGAGGGTTTTATTTTTCAGGAACAAATGGGACTGGAAATTATGTTTCCTCTTATACAGCAAGTGCGGAGTTATAAATGTATAAACTAAATAAAGATCTCATTAGTAATGAGTATGTTGGCGTTGTCCGATCTAACGATAATGCTTGCATCCCCTTTGACCCCGCCAACACAGATGCCGTTGAGTTTGCTCAATGGCTGAAAGAAGGTAACAAACCAGAGCCTGCTGTTGATGGCGAGATTGTTACTGACGAATGGGTTGCTGAAACGCTCGCTAAACTATTGCCAAATGGTTAATCAGCACTACTACACTCGCTATGAAAAGTTCATCGGCAGCTTGAGAAATCAGGCTGTTGATGGCTATTCAGAAGTTCATCATGTTGTTCCGGTGAGCATGGGTGGAAGCAATGACAAAGACAATCTGGTTGCACTTACAGCTAGACAACATTATGTCGCACATTGGATGTTAGCAAAAGCCTGTGGCGGTTCTGCTGCTCGTGCTTTCTTTATGATGAGCAACTTTGGCAAGTACGGCACAGTAAATTCAACAACCTATGACAAGGCTCGTAAAGAGTATGCCAAGCAAGTTAGTTTACAAATGAAAGAACAGCCGAATGTTCCAGAATTTACAGAAGAACATCGTGAGAAATTACGACAAGCAAAATTAGGCACAAAGCTAACTGATGAACATAAAGCAAAAGTTGGTCAGGCACAAATTGGTCGTAAACTATCTGAAGAAACCAAACGAAAAATCTCCGAAGCCAAAAAGGGTATTGCTACCCGTGGAAGCGGTTGGAGTCATTCAGAGGAAACAAAAATGAAAATGAAACAATCGCAGCAGTTCAAGCAGGATGTGCTGGAAGGTGCTGAATTGCAGGATTCCGATGGCAATGTGATGACGCAGGAAGAAGCTGACGCCTTTATCGCTACGCTTCCATGATGTAGAATGACAGCATCATAAGGAGCCTGTTATGCACCAAGACACTTACGATGGTACTGAGCGCCGATCTGGGTTGACTGCTGACATTACTATTTTGTCTAGCAGATTACAGACATTACACAATGATGTTTCTGACATCAAAGGTACGCTTAAAGATTTGACCAATGCCATAACAAAACTGGCATTGGTTGAGGAGCGTATTACCAATGCAGTAGCGGCTCAGGAACGCGCTTTTAAGGCCATTGACAAGATTTCTGAGCGTCTTGAATTGGTTGAGGCTGCACAAGCAGCAAATTCACACACAACTATATGGGTTGATCGTGCAGTAATGACAATTGTTGGTGCTGCAATTATGTTTATCTGGGAAAAGGTCACTAAAAATTAATCATGGACTTCGACCGCGCTTTTGATCTGTTAATTAGTCACGAAGGCGGTTTTGTTCATAGACCGTTTACTGATGATCCTGGTGGTGCTACCAAGTATGGCATCACTGAGAAAGTAGCACGCGCCAATGGCTATATTGGAGCAATGCAAGATTTGACGCTGGATTTCTCAAAATCTGTCTATCGCAAGCAATATTGGGATGCCTGTCAATGTGATGCCATGCCAGATAGCATCCGGTATCCATTATTTGATGCCGCAGTCAATTCTGGTGCTGGCCAGGCAATCAAATGGTTGCAAGCCTCTGTTGGTGTTAAAGCAGATGGCGTAATAGGTCCAATGACACGGCAATCGGTCAATATGGCTGCACCACAAGTTGTGCGACAAAAGATGATTGGCGCTCGGCTACGTTTTATGACAAACTTATCCAATTGGACAGCAAATGCAAAAGGCTGGTCGCGCCGCATTGCAGCAATTTTGGAGATGTAAATGAAATCAATAACCAACTTTAAACGCGGCGATACATTGCTATTGACCGTAACCTATAAAATTGATGGTGTAGCAACTAGCGTTGCAACGATTGACATCAAAAGCCAAGTTCGTACAAAAACCGGCACGCTGATTAGCGAAATGACCGTGACGAAATTAGGAGAAACTGGTAAATTTACACTAACGCCGACAATTGCAGATACATCGGAATGGCCGGTTAGTTTCTTATATTGTGATATTCAATTTTCTGAATCTGGCAATATTCGATCAACAGAAACATTTGGTATCAGCGTTACTGAAGAAATTACGCAATGATTACTACTCTTGACATTGAATATCAGGCGCAAAGTTCTGTCGTTATTATTAACGACAGCAATGTTAGCATTGATATTACAAAGCAAGAGCCAGCAGTTATTGAAGTCTCTCTGGTCAATGCTGGTCCGATTGGTCCACAAGGGCCACAAGGCGAAAAAGGCGATAAGGGCGATCCTGGCGACACCAACTACATAGCTGGTTATCCTGTGGTTATTAGTGATCCTTCTACATATGATGTGATTGCTTTTGCTGACGGTGCATTTATTAACCGTCCTCAAACAGACATTACTGATGGAGGTAATTACTAATGGCAAATACTGTACGAATCAAACGCCGTGCAAGCGGCTCTCCTGGCGCACCAACTTCGCTGGCTAACGCTGAAGTAGCATTTAATGAAGTTGATGACGTTCTTTATTATGGTAAAGGAACTGGTGGCGCTGGTGGCACAGCAACGACTGTTGAAGCGATTGGCGGTAAGGGCGCATTTGTCGCACTGTCTGGCGATCAAACGATTGCTGGCACTAAGACATTCAGCAGCACGATTTCAGGCTCTGTTAGCGGCAATGCCGGTACAGCAACCACACTGGCCACTGGACGCACGATTGCCATCACTGGCGATCTGACATATACCAGCGGTTCGTTTGATGGCTCTGCGAACGTCACAGGCACTGGTACGCTTGCTAACTCTGGTGTTACGGCTGGTACTTATACCAAGATCACGGTTGATGCCAAAGGCCGTGCTACGGTTGGTGCTACAGCGTCGATTAGCGATCTGTCTGTTCCGACTGCTGACGTTGCATTTAACTCCAAGAAAATCACTGGCCTGGCTGATCCTGTGTCGGCACAAGATGCTGCAACCAAGAATTATGTGGATGCAGTGGCTCAAGGCATTGATGCTAAGGCTTCTGTCCGTGCAGCTTCTACGGCTAATTTGACGCTTTCTGGCGCTCAGACAGTTGACGGTATTGCTCTTGTAGCTGGCGACCGGATTCTTGTTAAGGATCAAAGCACAACCAACCAAAACGGCATTTATGTTGTTGCGTCTGGTTCGTGGACACGTGCTGATGACGCAAGCACTTGGGCCGAACTGGTATCGGCTTTTGTCTTTGTCGAATCTGGTACGGTCAATGCTGACAATGGTTATCTGTGTACCGTTGATCCAGGCGGCACGCTTGGTTCAACCGCAGTCACATTTGTTCAGTTCTCAGGTGCTGGTCAAGTTATTGCTGGCGCTGGTCTTACCAAGACTGGTAACACGATTGATGCAGTTGGTACAGCAAACCGCATCACGGTAAATGCTGATAGCATTGATATCGCTTCAACGTATGTTGGTCAAACATCAATCACAACGCTTGGTACAATTGCTACAGGTACTTGGCAAGGCACTGACGTTGAAGTTGCTTATGGCGGTACTGGCGTATCAACGCTCAGTGGTATTGCTTACGGCAACGGTACATCGGCATTTACGGCTGCTACGGCTGCACAAGTGGTTGCGGTTATCGGTTCGACGGCTGTTACGAATGCTACTAACGCAACCAATGCCACCAATGTTGGCACAACCAATGATGTAGCTACCGCTACAACAGTTTACCCAACATGGGTTGGTGCAAGCAGCGGTAACAACCCCATCAAAACTTCGGCAGCAAATCTGTCATTTGTAC